ACCGCAGGCGGTTGGTGGGCTTGGCAGGTTATCCCTGCCGAAGCAACACAACAAATTTTGTATTACTCATTAGAAAACTTTTCAATGACTCTATCTTTAACCCCATCACCAGAACAGACTATCACCGTACTTGGTGCTAACGCTCGTTCTAGTTCGAGATGTAGATCATGGGCAAAATCGGAAACTATCCTTCTGACCGTTTCTGTGTCTTCGTCCTGCTTGACTCTGATAGTTAATATCAGATCATCATGGACAGGAGTTGACACGAACCTGTCAAGTTTTTTCCAAGTGCCAAATATTGCTTTATTCATATATCCTCCTATTTATTGGTTAGTGGGGAAGCAGGAATCGAACCTGCACGAAGGGGAAACCTAATCGTTCCTCTGTGATTGTTGTGTAGTTCTCTATATAGAAAGAGGTAAATCTTTCTTATCACAGTTCCCCGATCCTCAGCTCAAGGGTATTGGGCTAGGATGATCTTGCCATGTATTGACATAAGCTTGACCGAATTTTTCGATAGCGTCATGCTCAATCATGGTAAATATTTCTCTTGCATAGTTTGCAGGAATTCCTGGCATGCCCATAAAGGCGTTATCTACCAGATCTTTCGCATACTTGAATGCAAGAGGATTAAATCGAATAGCTACTTCTAACTCTCGATAGTCTTCTTCCTTGCTAGGAAGAGGGTCTTTTACTTTCTCTGTTGGTGATGTCATTTTGACAACCTCCTGTCAACCGTCACTGACATTATATCATTGTCCATGATCTTTTGCCATGTCATCGATCCAAGTTAATAACTTGTCACATGGTTGTTTAGCGTGGACACTGAGTGGGGACACCATACAATCGATGCACCCCACTCTGTCAGCTTCCACAGCTATCCACCTGTGACCAAATTGGTCTTCAGTCATCAGACTCTCCGTTTATCAAATAGTTCTGTCTGCTGGCTTTGCCTTTTTCTCTCAACAGTAACAATCGTGTCATTATGCCAACCGCCATGAGCTACAAGAAGAATTTCCTGTATCTCAAAACCAAGCGTTTTGCCAATACCACCACTGTTCCATCCAAGAGAAATAACATAACCATCATCCATCACTATTCGTGCAATCTGTTTTTTAAGCTTGCTGTAAAAAGCAGACTGGGTGTCTTCCATTGTCGTCACACGACCCACACCCTGATAACACTCGGTTATCTGTCTGGGACTGTATGGCGGATCAAATAGAACACCATTGACTGAATCTGTTCTCATATTGTCCAAAAACAATAAAGCATCTACATTCGTATCTGCTTCAAACTCAGGATTCAAATCATTAGTCATCCACATGCGACTTTTGAATGGACTGTTCCTAACAAAAGGATCAACCCACCTAAAATCTTTTGACCATGTGCTGTCAATATAATCTTGAATCAACTCATTGATTGGTTTAATACTGAAAGTGTCAGCATTGGGCATAGCCCATTTTCTGTAGATCTGCATCAGTCCACCTTTTCTTTGTTGAGTTCTTGAGTGAGACGTTGAATCTCCCACTCTAAGTCAACTCGCTTTTTCCATTTAATGATTTCTTCCAACTGCTCTATCTCTAAAGTGCTAGCGATACTCTCTTTGTTCAAGCGAACATGACTAATCATGTGGTCGCCACCGAACTCATCCGAGAGTTGATAGTTGTCGTAATCATCTTTTGAATCAAACGAATTCATGTGAACGGTAATCTCTACGTGGTTGCCTTCCTCGTAGTCGATGTTCTGGGAAATTAGGTTGTGAAACCCATTTCCAATTACCAAATGAGAGTAATACTCGTTGTCCTCTGTCTGATCTTGAGGGATCGGGTTTAGATTTACTTTCATCCGTCCACCACATTAAAATGATGGTCGATCCATGCTCTAGCTTTTTCTTTGTCTTCTATACGCACTGCCATAGGGCTCATGTTACGAAGATTCTGAGCGAGAATCTCAGCATCAGATTGAAGCTTTCGAGCACTGCCAGCAAGACAAATAGCTTGTTGCATGTGCTTGATAATTTCAAACTCTGTTGGTGAGAATACTTGCTCTGCTTTACTTTCAGGTAACTCAGGTAATTTACTCAAAGTTTTTCCTCCTCTATTATTGTTGACACTTGTGTGTCAAGCGTCCCAGTCTAAGAATCGAACTTAGATTAAACCATTCTGGGGGACGACTTCTCAGTCGTCTAAACACTGTGAAGCAGTGATCTCTCTTCTGACTTCATTTAACTCATCAGTAGTGGGATCGTAGCCACTCCAGTTCATGTGTTCGGTTGCTTTTTCAAAAGCTTCCTCTTCATTTTTGGCTTGAACTTCTATGATGTCATCCATTTCAAAAATGACGTTCACATCAAATTGATATGTTTTAATTGCTTTCCTCCTCATTTATTTATGTTGACACTGTTGTGTCAAGCGTCCCTTTACTGGAATCGAACCAGCACTAAAACCGTTAAGGGGACAGGCAGTTAGTAGCCTGTGCTTGGTTGTTGGGTATTTACATTAGTGCCATGAAAGAAGAGCATAACTTCAGCTACTCTTCTAAGTTCCACTAATGGGCTCATATCTCCACCACTCAAGTCTCCACGTTTGATTAAAGAAACATTCCATTCAACCAACTCGTGTAACTCTTTGATATTTGAATCCATTAGCGTCTTTAGCCTTTTTTCATCAAAAGATAATTCACTCATGATGGACTCACTATTCTGTTGATTTGAAATTTTTCTTCTTCAGTGAAGAAATCCCACACCTCAGTGATGGAATTTACTTCTCTATAAAAGACAGGCTCTTCAGCTCCTTCAGCATCCATTGGAAGCTGTTCTGTAGAAGCCCAAAGCCGTCTAGCTAACTCATCGCTAACTCCGTCATAGCATTCAGCTATTTCATCTGGAGTTATTAGGTTTAACCTTTTTACAGGTTGTATATCTGTCATGATTTCCTCCTCATATTGATTTCAGTTATTTACTGAAGTCGTCCCTGCTAGAGAATCGAACTCTAGTTAAACCGTTCAGGGGATTGACACAGATGTGTCAATTAGTTATGGAAAACCCATGTTCTCCTGCTTCGAGTATCCTTGTGGCTTGCTCATCGGATTTTATATATCCCCGAAGAGTCCACAATTCAACATTGACTTGCTTAAGTCTTCTTTGAGTCCTTGTCAAGAGCCAGTAGAAATCTTCTTTAGTCATTTCTTCAAACGTTTTCGTTTCCCATGAATCACCTTCACCGATAACGAATTTTTCATCAGTCATAATTTCCTCCTCTTATTGATTCCAACTATCTGTTGGAGTCGTCCCTGCTTGGGAATCGAACCCAAGAAAAACCGTTCAGGGGAAAAGCATTGGTTAGACCATTGCTTTTTTCACCATGCTGTCAAATTTAGCTTTGGTGTGAACAGAGGCATTAGTCGAAAGACCAATACGCCTCTGCACATCCTCCAGAGTGACTGGAGTGGGTGAGTAGTTGTCAAGTGTTACCTTCTCGTCAAGCGAGCCTGTGAACAGGCGTGGTGACGATTCAGGCTTCCAAGTCTGAAGAACATTAAGACGGCGAAAGAACTCACCAACATTTTTAGATGTGATGCCATTCATTCCGATATCCATCGAACGGAAAATGATCCAAGTAGTAATTCGATCTTGGTTCATCTGTTCAACAGAAAGTCCGTCAACATACTCTTCACCTCCCATCGGGTTAGATTTAGTCTCAGCGACTATCTCTTCCCAATCGGTGACGTTTGATACTGACCATGTTAAAGCCATGATTCCTCCTCATGTGATTCTAACTACTTGTTAGAGTCGTCCCTGCCAGAGAATCGAACTCTGGAGTAACCATTCAGGGGATTGACAGTTAATTGTCAAAAATACCATTGTTGTTTTGTTCCCATTCTTGTGGGTAGAAGTAGCCGTTACCGCTTATGCAGTCTTCAGGGAAATCTAAGTGCTCCTGTAGATCACCGTACTGATCTCTGAACCACCAGAACCCAAAGCGTCTGCCTTCAAAGATCTCTTCAGCTTTCTGAAATCTGTCAAGACCTTGATAAACGAATTCAACTCCTTCTTCAACAACCTCTTCACCATCTCTTGGGATTCTGCGATACTGACCCATGCAGGTGCCACAGATCAGAGGAGCTATTGTCCTCCATGTGACATGACCGAATGAAGTCTCATGACCGCACTCACAAGTGACTGGGACTCTGGCCACACCCTTGTGGATGTGAGTGCCTTTGACCCTGCCAGTTTCAAGTGGGAGAGCTTCAAGAGCTTTCAACTCTTCGCTGTACACCTCAAGAGTTTCAGGAGTGACTTGCACTGCCGAGTAACCCCTTCGGGTACATGGCTTGTGGTCTTTTCCTTCTTCATCTTTAGGCCAAGCGAGTGTCAGCTCTTCAGCTAATGCTTTGAACACTTTGTTGTGGTATCTGTTCTGACGAGAAGTGTCTTTCAACTCTCTGACATGAGCCACACCATGTACGGCTTCATGAATGAGAGTCTCAAGGATTCCTTCAGCGCCGAGAGACATGCATTCTCCAGAGATCATGACCTCAGAGATGTTCTTCTTGCTTACGTTCCAACCTCCGTACATGTAATGTCCGAATGTGGTTGATCCTCTACCATTAGAACCGCTCTGCTGTAACACAATGAAAGTTTCAGGTACGTCAGGATTGTTCTTCCTGATTGCCTTCCACACATCGTTCAAGACCTTGAGGATCTTGTCAGAGACTTGATACTCATAAGTGGTGTTTGCACCAACTAAGCGTTGTGCTGTTGCTATTGCATTCATAATGAATTCCTCCTCATTATTTGTTGACACATTCGTGTCAATCGTGCATGCCCCAGAATCGAACTGGGGAGAAACCATTCATGCGAACACTCCTAGTTTTGTTCTTCTCTAGGATCGTGCCATTTGACAACTCTTTGCAGTTCATCGAACTGCTTAGGTGTCATGAAGATCTTGACATTGTTTGCCAAGTTCAAAACAACAAAATCTTCTCTGTCGTCTGCTCTGTTTACATGGTTTGTAATTTCAGGTTCAAACTCAAAGCCTTCATTGTGGTTCAAGTGGACGTACAGATTGTTGCGGAGCCAAGTCCCATCAGTTTTCATGTCCATTTCAGTAGCACTGAAACTAACACCAGAATCGTACTGGTTGCCCGAAGGAGCTCTAAAATTGAACCGCCTTGAACGAGCTTGACCATGCTTAGTCCAGTTGCTTATTTTCACGTTATTTCTCATTGAATTTCCTCCTCAATGGATTGTTTCGACCTGTCATGGTCATCTTCAGAGTGCCGACATCAGGCACTGACGAGGAGGAGGATTTGCCAAGCTCTAAGAGCTCTAGACTCACCATCTCCTCTGGTGCTGATTGGGAGCCCACTCTCAATTCCCATCGCTGTGGGAGTTTGTCGCACTTTCAACCTTCCCTTCCCTCAGTCTTCCGACTCGGTCTGGTTGAACTCAAACTTGAGTTTGTTCTGATTACTCAGATCCTCCTCGCTAGTGCCACCTAGCTGAACCTCCAGCTCTTGTGAGAGGCTCAGTGCTTAGTCCGTGTCAAGCACGGTCTTGAAGCTAATGCCTGTCACTGGCAATTGCAACGATTTATTTGAATTAGGCACATAACCGCAGGTCAGAGGGTATAAATTTCTTTTTGTAAAGCACCAAAAAAACACCCAAACTGGGAAACCGAGACACCCATTCTCCGCTGTGCGACACCACCACAGGCACACACACTGGAGCACCAACAGCACTGGTCAAGGTGACATATGCATGGTGCATGAGCACGGAAGCAATCCTGTCCATTCTTGACCCACCACTGTCAAAAAACAGCTACCAGCGACCTGCTGGTGGTGTGTGCTCGGCAGCTCTGGGATCAACGCACCAGCTCTGGGGAAAAAGACCCTGTACGCCCTGTTTCTGGGGTATTTGCGACCAACCAAAAGAGGGGGTTGATAAATCTGCGGTCACAGGTGCAGGGAGGGGGCATCCATCTGTTTGGGTGACAATCAGACTTCGGCGTGTCACTATAAATGATACGTTTTCTGTCGTGTTTAGTACCTGGTCAAACAAGAACCTGTTATAATCTCCTGGTACAGGAGCCCAGGTCCTAGAAACAACAGCTCTGTCGAGCTGTTACCAGGGGAGACATGAACAAAGCACAACACGGACGGACACTAGAAGAGCCAGACACTGGCGAAATGGTTGGCTCGTCTGAAATCGACCCTTTTGAAGACGATACTCCGCTAGTATGTGGTCTTGATGAAGTCGATACTTGTGATTCCTGTCAGTAATGTCTAAGCCACATAAGAGATGGTCTAAACAACGCCGCTTTGAGGCGGCGGTGTTGCGTGTTATTGATGACGGTTGGACTCAGGTTGAGGCAGCTAAGGAATATGATGTTTCTCGACAGCACCTAAACAAGAAGGTGAAAGAGGCTCGCCTTGAACGTGAGGTTCGGGTGGATGAGGCTAAGGCTAAAATCAAAATTTCGCCTTTGGGTCTTAATGAGGAACGCAGGGTCGGTACTTTTGAGGAGTTCGATCAAAGATACTTCGGTCATTGGATTTGCCCTGACTGTGACAAGCATCATGAGATGCCCGATTTTCATCGGGACATGGCTGAAGCCTGCCAAGGCGACTATAACCGTGTTGTTATTAATCTCCCTCCGTATCATTCCAAGTCAACGAACGTGACTGTTAAGGACACTATCTATTCGCTGGTTAAGAACCCGAACTTGAGAACTCTTATTGTGTCTAAGTCTCTTCCGTTCGCTCGTACTTTCTTATATTCAATGAATGAACTGTTATGCAATCCTGATCTGTATGAAGGAGCGGCAGGAAACCTGATTGACGATTGGGGGCCGTTTAAACCTGAAGGATCTCAAGCTGTATGGAACCAAGAGCAGATCTATGTTGCTGGCAGAATGACCGCTGAGAAAGACCCGACTGTTCAGGTGTTGGGTGTCGGCGCTCAGATTTACGGTAGGCGAGCTGACATTATTAAGTTTGATGACGTTGCTACTTTAGATAACCAAAGAAACCCTGAAAGGGTACAAGACATGCTGGAGTGGATGGACAAGGAAGCTTTGTCTCGTATCGGTAAGAAAGGTAAAGCCATTTGGGTGGGTACTAGAGTTTCGCCAGGGGATGTGTATTCGACTTTAGCTAACCGACCTGGTTATAAAGTTTTAAGATACTCATGCATAACAGACGATAACAATGAGGATGTTTTATGGGGGGATCATTTCCCTTATGAGCAGGCGATCATTCACCGTTCGGAGATGCGCCCTGCCGACTTCCAGTTGGTGTACCAGAATGTGGACATCCCAGGGTTGGGTGCTTCCTTCACTCAAGAGATGCTCGATACTTGTAAGGATTCGTCTAGGACTACTGGGCATTATGAATCTGATTGGCGTTTGATCGCTGGTCTTGATCCTGCTGGGGGTAATAAAGATTCTGGTTACACAGCATTTTCTTTAATCGGCGTGGATTTGCGTACTGGTAAACGCTATTTGGTGGATCAGGTTGCGGTTAAATCTATGAAAGCTCCGCAGATGAAGGATCAGATTATTGCTTGGACTGAGAGGTACCCTTTGTTTGAGTGGCGTGTTGAGAATAATGGTTTGCAGTCTCAGTTGGTGCAGTACAACACGGAGATAATTCAGTATCTTGCTAAGAAGGGTGTGAGGGTTGTTCCTCATACTACTCATAAGAATAAGTGGGACCCTCAGTTTGGTGTTGAGTCTATTGCTCCTTTGATGTCTGCTGAAATGTTTTCTATCCCTTGGGGTAATGCTCCTACTTGTAAAACTTTCCAGCCTGCTATCGAAGAGTTTGTTGCTTTCCCTATGGGTATGGTTTCTGACAGAGTGATGTCAACTTGGTTCGCTGATCTTGGTTGTCGTGATCTTTTGAGTCGTGCTCATCTTCCGATGTTTAATGAAAGGATGAAGGTGCCTAATCGGATTAAACGCCGTAGGCATGTTGTTGATTTTCAGAGTCAGGAAGCTAGGAGGGTCAACTTGTCTGACCAAAGAAGCGGTCATATGGACAGAGGCCAGTGGGGGTATAGAAGACAAACTTTAGGTACTCCGCAGGCGCATGAGAATGTTGAGGAGTATGATGAAGAGAAGGGTCCTAAGTTTGTTAATGTAGAAGGATACGTGTCAGATAAGTGACACTTTATTTCTTCACGGTGGGAATGTATTGTTTAAAGATAGAAAGAACGTAAAAGCGTTTAAGAAAGCGCAGGAAAAGGCTGGGGATGATGAGATCGTCTGCGGCACTTATGACGATAATGGAGAACCTTTGTATTTCACAGCACCGAGAGGAACGTCAGAAGAAGAGATCAGAAATCTCGCTTTTGCAGCTAAGAACGGTAGGCCATTATCTCTCTTAGAAAACGGATTATTAGATATGGCAGAAGAACGGAAAAAGTAGATGCTTGATTTAGACAAACTACCTGCTATGTATAGTGCTTGGAGGACACGGTACGAAGAGCGTGATCTCAGAATTGATATCATTGATCGTACTGTCAAGGGTGACTTTGATGAGTTTGACCCTGATGAGGAGAATGTAACCAGCCGATCACCTAACCTTATTCAGGTGGCGTTGGAAGACACTGCTGAGGCAGCGTCTGTCATTCCTACTATCAGAGTTCAACCTTCTAAAGCCACACAAGCTTCCAAGAAGGTAGCTTCTCGAATGGAAAGAGTAGCTACTTCGTACATGCAGGCAAACGGCATCGACCTTCTCATACCTAGAGCTGTTATGGATATGGCAGCTTATGGTTATAGTGTTTGGTCGATTAGCCCTGATTTTGAACAGAAGATGCCTCTTATAGAGAGGCGTGACCCTCGCACTTGTTACCCTGAACCAGGGTTCAGACCAGGTGACACTGTGAAGAAGGTGATGTTTGGAAGGGAGGTGTATTTCTCTCAACTACCAGACATGTACAAAGACAAGCTCGTAGAGTATGTCGGTGCTAATGGGTTGGGTGAAGTAGACGACAACACAAAAGTAGTTTTAGTTGAATACTATGACGATCACGAATATGTGCTTTGCGGCATGTATCAAGGTAATCATGACACTTTTCACCGATTCAGCTCAGGGGATTACGCTCTTTATCCAGTGGAGTTAGAACGTATTGAGAATCCGCTAGGTGTTTGCCCTATTGTTATAGGTTCAAGAATTACTTTAGATGGGGAGTTCCGAGGACAGTTCGACCAAGTCGTAGGTCTTATGGAAGCTCACATCAGGTTGATGTCTATGGTGTTGGATTATGCAGATCAAGCAGTGTATTCCGACATTTTTGTTAAAGACTTGATTGGGGAAATGCCGTATGGTGGTGGTGCGTACATTGAATTAGGACCGCAAGGTGCTATTGGTCGTGTCCCTCCAGCGGTGTCCTCACTTAATGTTCAAGCTGACATGGCTCAACTTATAGAAGGTATTCACCTTGGGGGTAGGTGGCCTAAGTCACGACCAGGCGAAATCGATCAGAGTATAGCTTCGGCTAAGTTCTTAGAGTCGTCTGTCGGAATGATGAACACGGCTATCCGCACATACCATCAGTTACTGCAATCTAAATTAGAGAAAGCTCTTCGGATTGCTTGCATGGTGGATAAGAATTATTTCCCTGGTGAAAAAGTAGCTGGCGGTGTGTTACGAAACCAAGAGTTCTTGGAAGAGTACAGCGCTGGTAAAGATATTGATATGACTAACAGGCTAAGAGTCGAATATGGTCTTGGCATGGGTAGAGATCCTGCTCAGTCTGCTGTATTGCACATCCAGTATTCTCAAAACGAATTTGTTTCTAAAGAGTTCGTTCAGGAGAATCTTGATGGTTTAACAGATGTAGCGAGAGAGCAGGCACGTATTGATTCAGAGAAGTTCCGTGCTATGGCGTTAGCTAAGTTGTTACAAGGTTTGGAACAGGGAACTATTCCTGATTCGGCTCTTGTTGAGATAGCAAGGTCACGTATGCAGGGTGACGAATTGTTTGATCTATTCGACAAGTATGTTGTTAAACCTCAAGAAGAACAGCAGGCTCAAATGTTGCCTGCTATGGCTGGTGCAGGTTTACAAGCAGGCGCTCCTATGGGTGGGCCTCAAGCAGGTTTACCTCAACCACCTCAACAAGGAGCACCTGAAGGAGCTAATTTATTAGCTAGAATGGGTGTACCTGCTGGGCCTGGTGGAATGTTAGGAGCAGAGGTACGTGGCTGAACCAGATATAGTTGAAAAAACGCCGACACAAAACATGTCGGTTAATAAACCTGAGTCTGGTACCTATGGTGAACGAGCTGAGACTGACCGTTTAAAGAAGGAACTTCCTTCTTCTGGTGGTCCTGTCGAAGGTCAACAACAAGCACCTCCAAGAGCTCAAGCTTCCCCTAATCGTCCTCCTAAAAATATGACTGTAATGGAAGAAGCAGGACCTGTAGGTGTCCCTAATGAATTAATGCATCAAGGGCGAGGCTTAAATCCTATGATCCCTTCAACAGGTAATGTTATGGCTGGACCTGAGAATGCTGCTCAGGCTCGGATAGCTTTGTTGGATACTTTAGCCAACAGTAGAGAAGTTTCAGAGGAGACTAGAGAATGGGCTCAAATCGTTTTAGGGATGTTGTTAGATGGCTCTTCAACTTCCTAATTCAGAACAACCCGACAGAGAAACACTTCTAGAAACTTATGGTAAGAACCCTTTAAAAGGTTTAGCTAAAACAGCGACCATGTTCATGCCTGATTGGTTGTCAGGTGTACCTAGAAATGAGTTGTCTTTACAGGACACTGTTAAAAGCATGATTGAATTCACCCCTGTTGTGGGTGATGTCATGGACCTTAAAGAAGGTGCTGATTTTCAAAATGATTTAGATCCTCTTGAAAGAGGGTTAGCTATTTTCGCTGGTTTAGGCGCTGTAGGTGCTGGTGTTCATATTGCTAATAATAGTTACACAACAATGCGTCAAAGATACATACAGGACATTAAAGGTATGGCTGTTACACCTGTTGCTACTGACCCTGCTCCTGCTGGTGAACGTCCAATAATCCAAATGAAAAAACAACAGGAAGATTTCGATTCGATTAGGAGAACATTAGTAGAGAAATCTAGAAAAGGTTCTAGAAGGCAAATACAGTTAGGTGAAAAAGAAAAAAGATTTGTTTACACAGAGGGCGGTGGCGCTCCTAGACATGTGCAAATTTCTGTAGCGGAAACATTAACAGATCTTCACAACGCCATTTACAGTAAGACTAAATCTCCTCAAAAAATAGGGGATAATGTAAGTAGAAGAGATTCTGCTTTTGCTGGTTTCGTATGGCAGTTAGGGACATTAGTGCTGCATGACCGAGGGGTGGATGCATCACAGTTCGGTACTTTTGACGAAGCTTTAATGACCTCTAATACAGAGAGTGCTTTAGAAACAGAAGAAGGTGTTTTTGGATTGAGAATACCTCCAGAATTGTTAGAAGCAGCTACCGAAGCGCTTTCTATATTCTCTCAAATTTATGATGCGGAACTAATCAACGATGTCACAACACGAAGGTCAGGTAACAGGTTATTCGGTCCACTTGGTAAGGATGGTGACTTGTTTTTACCAGAAAGCACAGAAGGTGAACCTGATGCATTTTGGTCATTTGAAGATGTAGGGGCAGTAAGTGCTTTTATTTCTGATTTAGCTGACATAACAGATGTTGTTAAAAGACACTCCTCTGGTGATATACGTATTACTCCTAACATGCAATGGAATTCTTTTTATAGAACTAGCAATGGGAGAATGCAAGGTAATTTAAATATTCACATCATGCCTGATAGTAGATATGTGGATGTTGAAAATGGTGCGATTTTAGATCCTGAAGGTTTACAGCAACAGCTTTGGCGTTTGGATTGGGAAACAGTTATACCTCAAATGGTATTAAACCTTCTTTCAATAAATGAAGGCGGCACTTCGGTTGCTGTGAACGATGTTCATAGGGCTAAAGCTAAAGAATGGTATCCACAGTTCAACAAATTAATAAATGTTATTAGTGAAAGGTATGGAGTGACTCCTATTCAGGCTGGAGCTATCATTTCTGCTCTTTCTCCTAGAGCCGCATGGGACCCAGATAATGTCAATTGGGGTATTCTTGGAGTTTTTGAAGCCACTACTGGCATAACCGATGAAATAGCTCAGTTGAATGAGTTGAATGAAGTACGTCAACTAGCAGGTTTCGCTCCTGTGACACGATTCAAATCTTTCGGGTCAGCTCTTTCAGTAGGTCAAGGTAAAGTTGCGGAACTTCTAGAAGGTAAAAATCCTGTAGAAGTTTTAAGGATGCTTAAAACAATGTCTTTCCTTCATAATGGTTTATTCCCAGAAGGAACTGCTGCTGATAGTCCTTTTGGTATTCAAGTTATAACTGCGGACACTCACCATTTCAGAGCTATCAGTGGATTTTTTCATGCCGCTGAAGCTCCTTGGATGAGACAAGGAAGAGATGTCACTAAACAAGAACAGTTCTGGGAATCTGGGATAGGTCTTGATATGAAATCAAGAACAGCATCTTCTGTTGAGGGATTGAAGGAAGCCCACGGTATGTCAGAATTAGTTCCAGAAGGGTTAGCTGTTCCTCATAGTGTCGCTGAAAAAACTTATGATGCGATTACAAGAGCGACAGTTATAGCCGCTGAAATTTTAGGGATTAAACCCATCGAAGCTCAAGCAATGTTTTGGCAACCAGTTCAAGAAGCAGGTGTGTCAGGTGGGGGTACTTTAGGAGGAGCTAAAACAGCGGTTTGGAATGATGCAATAATAAAAGAAATAGAAGGAAGAAGTTCCACTTCACCTTCTTTAACTGATGCTTTAAGTCTAATAGATAGCAAATTGATAGATCCTATGACATCTGATTTAGACATATTCACTGTCGCAGATGTTCATAATTATGAACCAGATGTAGGTATCCTTATTGCTTCTAGTAGTACTGGTATAAGAATTTATGCTGACCCTTCAAAGGCTGGTGTAGCAGATCAATTAAGGACAGCTAGACCGATCAACGCTGAACCTGTTTTGTTAAAAGGTAAAAAAGAAGGTTTAGAGTGGAGTCGCAGTAAACCAACTGCAACTAAAGCTAACCCTATTCGTTGGGTTGCACGTAAATCTCGTAAAGCTAACCTAGGCGTTGTCACTAAAGGAATGTTTGAGTCTGCGCCTGCTAGTGAAGTCAGAACAATAACTGATCCTTCCGTGATGGAAAACATCCCTGATGTGCATGCAGCAGGCAACTTTATTGTTGTGGAAGTTGAACAAGGAGGAGAAGGTGCTGTTAATAAGATTATTAACGAAATGCCTTTACCTTATGTGACTTCTGTTCAGGTGCCGATAACAATTCAATCAGCAGGACGTTCTTCTTACAAAATGTCTTCAACAGAATTAGAAGCTGGTCTTGGTTCTAAACCTTCCAACAACCCTTTAATTAACAACAATTGGGTGATGGTACCTCAAGAGAATCAAAGGTTGATAGGTACTCTCAGGAGAAAAGGTTACAGCATAACTCCTGCTTATATGAGAGTCGGGGATCAGGTAGAACAAACATGGCTGATTATGGGTATAGATGAATCAACAAAAGGTTTGGATTCATTTTCCAGAATATGGACACAGGATGCGATGTTCGACAATATAGCTGGAACAATGACTCCTTCAGAGGGAGGGGTCAATATAGGTCGTGAAGGGGGAACAGAATTTAGTGTTCTAACAGAAAAAGGTGGGGAAGACTTTTCTATAGAATATGACGAAAGTATGTCAGTTCCTGCTGTTCAAGAGAATGTGTCTACATCAGGCGCAGAAGCTAAATCTTCTAAAAGAACACAGATCATCATTTCTTTAGGTTCGACTGCTGACCCTGGGATGGTTAGTAACTTATGGAAGAGCTTTGATGCAGATGGTTCAGTCGTGAGCTTGTCAGGATATTTTCATGGCAAGCTTTGGACTGATGCATCTATGGAAAAAGTTGGTGAATATTCTTACACAAATGGTCAAGAAAGAATAACTCAAAGAGCGCAACATAACCCTCTCGGTTTAACTGACGAGAATTATTATGATGTTTGGGTTCCGAAAACGGAAGCAAACAGTCTTTCTCATACTCATGGGGCTTTCGCTACTAAAGGTAATTACGGAGTGAAAGTGGAACGTATATCTGACCAGTCATCTGTAATAGATGGTGAAACACAAATCTTTTCAGTTGATGGAGTTTTGGAAGTAAACCCTGAAAACATTTTTCGATCCACAGTTGATGGTCAACAGATTGAAGAAATAGCTATTATCACAACCCCAACTGGTGAAAGAAGAATGGTTGTAGGTCAAGAAGGTAAAGTAGCGTATCAAGTCATGTCAGCATTTGGGAAAGGGATGATTCAACCTCCAGCGATCTTTTCTTTAACTGCTACAGGAAAAATCAAAGACATATCTAATGATGCTCTTCAAGTTCCAAAAGATTGGACGAGTTCAAAAAGTATAAAAGACATAGGTGCTCATTTTGCTAAACAACCTTCTTGGGAATTTGGCACTGCTCATTCAGTAGGTGAAGCACAAGGTAAGGGTCGTGGATTGGATGCTGTTGAAAAAGGAAGAGAGCAATTACCTACTGCTTCCCCATATGACATGGGTGTGTATGACCCAGCGTATGTAACAGAAATAAATGACTTGTTGTCTTCAATCGAATTTTTGGTCAGGTATGGTGCTAGTTCATCAAAGATAAGTGGTCTTTTAAAGAATCATCCTTTAGGTGCAGCTCTTTCAAGTAGATGGTCACCAATAGGAATGTTGACAGCTAGTAGCAGAACAGGTAGTAAAGCCACAAGAGCATATACTTTGCAGCAATTTGAAAGTTGGATTAATCAAGAGTTTAGTTCTTTCGCATTTGCTGATGACCCTGATTTGATTAGTTCTGGTCATGATGCTTTCATAGACGCTCATGGGGTGACAGATAGCGCTAATAACCCTGAAGCTCAAACAATGAGAGAAAGGAAACAAAGTCAGCTTTCTCCTGAGAAACAAGCAGAGTATAAGGCTTTAGCCGCAAAGCTAATAGGCGACTATTCTATTTTTCCTGATTATAAGATCCCTCTTTTAGCAGGCTATCTGTATCCACAAATAGAATCTGAGATTACAGGTAAAGGAGATAACAGACTTAATGAGGCTAGAGAAAAAATTGTTTTAGCAACGATACAAGCTATAGGTGCTTTGACTGAAAGACCAGGGTTTACCCCTACTAATCCTTTAAGTAATTTACCTGGGATAAAAAAGTTTAGAGAGAAGCATGGTGGAATTGTTTTCCCTGGTGTAGCTCTTTTAGCAGGAAGTATAACTATAGGCGCTAAAAACTCTGCCTTTAATGTTCAAGGACAATCTGAATGGGGAGGGGTTATGATCGCTTCTTATTTGAGTGAAGGTCGTTCGGATACATCAGGAGATGGACCTATTTATGATTTGACTCATAGTGGAAATTTTGCTTTAGACGAAGATGGAAATCCTGTTTATGAACAAGGCATACATCTCAGCGTGGAACAGATAATGGCTTTAGGGGACATGGAATATTATTTAAGAGGAATCAAATATAATTATGTGGCTGGAGGAAATAAAATTCGATACGTTGAAAAGTTACAAAAAACTAACCCTGAAGCGATTCTTGCTAGAACAATGATTCACGAATTTGGTCATGCTGTTCATGGTGCTTTAAGTGAAATTGGAAGAGGACACACTCTAAGAGAAGGAATGGATCGTATAGTCCAAAGTTACGGTGGCGTTGGAGTTGTGTATAGGGAAATAGGAAGGTATGCGTCTTCAAGTTGGAGGGAACTTTTTGCTGAATCTTTCACAGATGTAATGCTTTTAGGTGATGATGCTCACCCTATGGCACATGATCTTGTTGAGTTAGCTCACCAGCTTTTATATTCAGAAGATGTTGGTCCTATACGAAAAGAAATAGAACAGTTATCTTCAAAACAAGGGTTGAGAAGTATAGCAGTTGCTCAGTTTAATAAAAAAGGTGAGATCAAATCTGATTACCTAAACCCTTATGATATAGGAGCACCTAATACAATCACTCCTTTCTGGCAGTACGGTATAACTGCAAGAGATTATGGAAGAGCAGGAATAAATTCTGTACCTCAAAAACATGGGCCGTGGAGAACAATATTCCACTATTTGGAAGATATAGGTCGTAACGGTGGGGAAACATCCACTAGCGTAAAAACACCTATAAGACGAATCAAAACTAAGAAAACTGATCCTAACTTTAGTAAAAAAGATTGGGAAAGTTTAAGATGAAATCTATTTGTCACATATGCCAATATTGGAAACCTGGGATACAACACCCTAATGGCAAACAGACTTGTGAAGCTTTCCCAGAAGAGATTCCAATAGATGTATGGAACGGTGAGGTGCAACACACTACTCCTATGAGGGGTGACGGTGGTATTATTTTTACACCAGTAGAAGATTTAACACCTGAAGATATAGAAGAGTATTTAGCATGAGTTTAGAGCAATTAGATAATAACTTGACAACATTACGTCATGTTGATTCTTCTTGGAGTCTTCCTCCTATACCTGAACAGGTCATGTTGGATCTTGCGATGCTCCCTGGTGCAACTCCAGAAATGTTGTCCACTACTTTGTATGGGATATCTGACGAGTTTGAAACAGCTCAGGCTCCTATACCTATGGAATTGGATACCTCTCAAATAGATGAACCTCAATACGATATTGAAAGTGGAACGTATGGGGATGAATCTTTAGGGCGTAAAACCGCAAGATATTATGGCGCTCTTCAAGGCGGTCAAAGACCGTATGAATTGATCGATGAACCTTTGAAAGAGTGGAAACGTAGAGCCATTCAAGGGGGTTATATTGAGATGGACAATGAGGAATTTGAAAGTCCTCTTTGGCGACCTGAGTATAACTCTATTGATGCAAACATGAGGTCCGATCAGATGGAGTCGGATTTTAGGGGTGCTGCTGAGGGGTCGATGTCTGTTGGTCAGTTGACTAATTGGATGGATGATTGGCTTTCTCCTTCTGGTTTAACAAGAGCTGCTACGGAATTAGATCTTGCTTGGGATTACGGCAAGATAGTAGAAGAAAAGGAAGAATGGGGTGACAAGTGGAGAGATTACTCTAAACAACCTTGGAACCCTCTTAAACTTCTAGACGCTATAACTGGTCCTATTGACGAAGCGGTTGTGCCAGCAATTAACTGGTTCTTAATGCTCACTGGTGTAGGAGAAACTTATTTAGGTATAAAAGGTCTAATGCTGGGAGCTGAAGCAGCTCAAGCAACTAAGGGTATTAAGTATTATGACGCTTTAAGAAATAAAAAATTTATTGGACCTACAGCCAGAGCATTCATTCCTGCTCAAAGATTTGAAGGAGTGGGCGCAGCTACAAGGCTTGCAGGATTCAGTAAACCTTCTGGTGTGTCTGGTTGGGCTGCTAATGCTTTAGGTAAACAAAGTAAATGGGGTGCAGGTCAAAAGTTTGGTCAATGGTCTGGTGGAAAAATGCAGCTATGGAGGGACAGAAAATGGGTTCAAGCAGGAAAACTTGCTAATCAACAGATTTATAAAACAGGTTTAGCAGGTAAAGGACTTGCAAAAGCTACTGGAGAAGGAGAGTATGACGAAGATGGTGGCGGTTGGTCTTTAGAAGACGTAGGTATAATCGAAGAGTTCCGTGACAATTATCTTTTCCCGACAAGCGTCAAGAATATCGCTGGTGATTTCCTATGGGATATAGCATTCACTGCTTACAAAATTTTTGAACCAGGGACTATAAGAGCTATAGGTCGTGCTCCTAAAGTGTTCAAAAATCGTGCTTATGGTGCGGCTTCTCATCTAATTCCTCCTTTGAGGGAAAGATTAGCTAAAGCTCCTCATAGACACAGTCGTGCTGTAGCAAGTTTTCATGAGGCTGTTGGTGGTTATCTAAGCCGCACTGACCCTGATGCTCATAAAAAGTTTGAGGCTACAACTGCTAAACAATCACCTGGTGCTGCTTTAGCAGAATGGTATAACGGTGATGAAGCTAGTTTCGGTGGAGCATTTGAACATGCTTTGTACTCAATTGGTATAGAACATGCCGCTAAACAGGCGGCTAGACGAATAGCAGGTATCTCAGATAATTTTGAAAGAAATAATGTTTACTTAGCTGTTAAACATCAATTGGAAGCACAAAGCAGATATTTAGATCCACATGATATTCATGGTAATTTAGCGGAAATAGCTGCTGCTGCTAATCCTAGAGTAGCTGGGACAGTAGCTAAAGGCGTTAAAAGGCGTGACCTTGTTAATAAAGAATTAGCGAAACTTGTTGAAGAGTTTTTAGAACCTGCGGCTGTGGCTAAAGCCAGAGGAGAAGAGGTAGGGGAAGGGTTTATACGTCTTGTCAGAAGGCAAGATCCTCAGAGTATGGACTACAATACTTGGCGTAAAGTGGAGGCTGGTGAACAGCTACCTGATTCAGCTCAAGTAATAGATCTTGACTTAGAAGAGTATGCCGCATTTTTGGAAAGACCTTTTGATGAAATCCCAGAAATAGCAAAAGCTTTTGAAGGTTTAACAGGGCAAACATTACATCCTGCTTTTGAATCAAATGTTGGTCGTGTTCACCGTTGGAAAGATATTAAGGCTGGGACAGCACGGCGTTGGGATCGTGACAAAGCTAAATGGATGTGGGACACAGAAATTATTGCAGAAGATGGTGTCACTAAAATGAAAGGCGTTGTTCAGAACCACAACGATAAACGTGTGGCAAACATAGCTGAAATTATAAATAATTTAGAAACAGGCGCTCCTGATCTAACTCCAGGTTTACAAAGTCAAATACCTTTAATGGAGGGTGTAGGCACTGTGACCCCTAGAACAGTAGGTTATATGCCTACTCTTCCTTCTTTAACAGATGCTTTAACAGACAACTTTATTGAAAGATTCCATCATTGGGACGAATATCTGGCTATGAATGAGGAGTTGCAGGAAGCTATAACTAGAGGAGATTTACTGGAAGGTAAGTACCTATCTGCTAAGAGTCCTAACAATAGGCGACTCAACTTATTTCCTAGACTTTCTGATGAAGACAGAATGCGGCCTTATGCCACTGATTTCTTCATGGAGGGTGCAGGAAAAGTTAAGTACATAGAGTGGGTGAATCAAGGCATTTTTGCTCCTTTGTTGAGGAAAATAGACCCTGGTATGGGACGTTTCCATTTAGCTAGGTTGGGTACTAGAACCAAACAGGAAGCTTTAGAGTTCGCTTCACAGGTCAGAGGTCGATACCAGTTGCTTAATTTAGTTCGTACTATTAAAGGTAAAGGGTTAGCTAAAGACGTAGAGCAAGCTGTTGACGCTCTTATGTCAACTCAAACAGGTGATCTTACTAATAAGGTAATCAGAGATTATTTGAAACAAGTTTTAGCGACTGAAAAAGCCGCTGGTCAAAGGAATTTGGCGAAAGTTTTTGGTAATCAAAAAACTCAAGGAAAGTTCGCAAACATTGTTAGAGCTATTGAAGGTATGGAAGAACAAGGAGTGTCTTTTCAAAAGTTGGAAGATTCTCTTGTAAGTGAACTAACTGAGATGGCTAATGCCCCTCAATGGGTTGATCGTTTCGGTTTAAAACCTTTTGATGCTGGAACAGACATGGTTGAGGTTGCTAACAAGAAGGCTAAACACCTTATGAAGGAAGCTAATTGGATGGCTGCTGAGGTTGATCCTGCTGATATTCCAACGAGTCTTGTTGAGAGTTTGCATAGTCAGGGTTACAAGATAGTTCATGGTGTTGAGTTCACTGATCCACGTAAGTTAGGGAATCTTAATTCTGAATTGAATCTACATACTGCTCATATTAATAGTCGGTTGACTTTAGGTTTAAGTAGACAGAATCCTTATTGGTTAAGTAATTTGAGGATGAGGACAACTAAAGCTAATTTGGCTGGAAGGTTGGCTTACAACAACAGTCAAATAGCTCCTTATGCTGCACGTTCAGCAGATGGTAAAATAGCTGCTTCTGGTATTCGCCCTGAAAGAACTTCTGGAGATCCTAACGCTCCTTCTATTGTTCATATTATTGATGATCTTTGGGAAATAGTAAGAGATATAAATAGTGAGAATCAAAGAGCGTTAGATGCAGTAGAGCTTGGAATGTCTGGTGGTGTGAGTAAGTTCTCAACAAGATTGAGAGCTTCCAGAACTCCTTATTCTGTTCCTGATTTGGCTTCTCTTCCTTATAAAGAGATGAAAGAAAAGATCATGGGGATGGGTGTCGGATACACAGAAGATGAATTTCATGCTATTTGGGATGCGTTGAAAGCTTCTAGAAAATTAGAAGGTGGACAGTGGGTCAGAGGTTTAGCTCATTTAGAGGATCATTTAAGATCCAGATCCAATCTTCGTGACATTCTCATGGTGTTGGGTAAGCATCGTGCTGGTGGGTTTATGAACCCAGAGGCTGCTAAAAGCCCTACGAAGGGTTTGCATCCTTTAAGAGATTTGAAACAGTTAGCTACTGATGCTGAATATGCATCTGGTTTTGCTAGAACTTATGGTGGTCGTGCAGGAACATGGGGAGGTACTTTTGCTGCTGGTGGTGGTGCTTTAGCGGTTGCTGCTCAAGATGATGAACCAGGTGAGGGTTTAGGTTGGGGTATGAACCCTAAGAATATGATGTATTCATTACCTGCTGCTTTGATGGGGAATGTTGGTTCTAAGTTGTTATTGAGAAGGGTTCTTGGTTTAACCCCAGAAGCTTCTAGATTTGCAAACATGGGCAAAATAAACCCTCAAGCTCTTCGGGAAACTGGAGGTATAGCAACTCCTGGGTCAGTTATTGGCGCAGGACTAGGTGCTGGTGTTGGTTTTTCTGAAGGAGGATGGGAAAGTGGTCTGGTAGGCGGTGTAGCAGGAGGTATAGCAGGAGCAGGATTATCAACTAGGGGTCCTTTAGCAGGGGGTATGGCAGGAGCAGGACTAGGAGCTGCTTATGGGGGTTCTCAAGGAGGTTGGGAAGGTGCTTTAGCAGGTGGGGTAGCAGGAGGAGTCGGAGGAGCAGGACTAAATAAAGCTTTTGGTTCAAATCCAAATAGACTTTGGGAGTCTTTACCTTTTAGGAATCCTGAAGCTGTGTTTAGTCACACTGATTGGCAAAGATATTCGCACATGGGCGACTTTTATGTGAACATGAGAGACTATTTAAGGTTCTCTTTGTCTCCTATTTTTGATTTAAGCCGTTATGCAGAAGCCATGACACTCTCACAAGTAGTCGGAGCTGATGTGGCTGGTGGTATGAAACTAAACCAGAGCCCTAAGAGTTTCAGAAAATTGATGGCTAGAGAATTTGAAGCTCAAGGTTTTGATAAAGCAAACGCTGTTGATAAAGCTAATGATGAGTGGACTAAAGTCAGATCTGCTTTCATGGATCAAGCATCTGGTAGAGGAGACTTTGACTGGGAAAATATTGAAAACATGAGCCGTTGGTTCACTTCTGTGGGAATCATGGGATTCTCTCCTCAGTCGTGGATGGCTTCAACATTCGGTCAGATGCTCAGAGCAGGTGTAAACCCTGATGACGCATATGATGCTGCTAGAAGTATTTACACTTATGGAATGACAGGACGTTCAGCGGCTGAACAGTCAGTGAACATGGTGTTCTTTCCTTTCTCTTTCATGAAAAAAACAGTAGGACATTTCGCTAAGTACCTGACAGAAGATTACAGTCGTGCAGTTATTTTGCATGACATGCTCAAAGGCTACGAGATGTTAGATGAGAAATATGATTTAGATGAGAAATTTGAAAAGTATCTACCTATTGCTAACAAGATGAGAAGACTCAACTTGTTTGCTTACGGTTTGTCTTTAGGTGAGTTTGGTGGTCCGAACGCACCGTTTTTAAGAGGTGCTTGGCACACTATTGGTCAGCCTGCTGAAGCAGCGATAGCTGGTTTAGCAGGGCAGATAGGTGGAGAAGACATGCAGGAGAAAATGATGATGAGTCCTTTGCTCTCTATAATGATGCCTCAAGCTATAAGTATTAAAGACAGTGAAGCTTTCGATGATTTACAGAAAACTATTCGGAGGATGTTCCCTGTTTGGAATGATATGAGGCACTTGTTGGGTGATCTCATGGAACAGGGTGAAGTGTTGTTTAATGGTCAAACTAAGAGAGGTCAGAATAATGATGCTTGGGATGAATGGGAAGAAGTTAGGAGTGGTGTTGCTGACCAGTTGGCTAGTGTTGGCCTTCCTTACAGTTCTATAAATCGTGACCATCCTCAGATAAGAGCTTTGAAAACTTGGAGAGATAAACGTAAAGCTGAGATTTTAGCCAAATATCCTTCTTGGGGAGCAGAGATGGCTGGTGGTGCTGAGGGTGCTGCTGCTAGGCAGATTGAATTGTCTGAAAGGATGAATAATCCTACAGAACCTGTTGATGCTGTGTTGATTAATTTCAATAATTGGCTGCAATCTGAGAGGCAAGCGATGAGTGATGCAGGGTATTATATTAGTGACGTTGATTTTCTTCCTCCAGAATTTCATCAGTTAGTTAGAGACAACGCTAGGAAGCTAGTGGAGTTCGACCCAGAGTTTTTAAGGTTGTACAATCGTTTCTACGCAAGAGATTACGGTCCTATAGCAAGAGAGATTAGATGATTAACCAGTGGAAGAATAAGACTATTGCCAGAATAGGCATGCAGGGAAAACTTTCTCCTAAACAAAACGCTGGCCCTATGCCTAATTTAGGAAGTCTGGATATTGGTCGTGAAGAAAACGATGTAATATTTTCACGTTTTCAGAAATTATGGTTAGACACTTTCGGTTTGTTTTCAACTAATGCTTTTCCTTTTATTCCTGTTAAAACAGATATGTTCCCTGCCTCTGAATACCCAGTACAAGAGGAAGGAGAATCTGACGATGCTTATGCACAAAGAGTAAAAACTCATGAAGAAGATATAGCTAAAGACGCTCAAGATGCTGCATCTATAGCACCCAACCAGCAAAAACAGTTTCAAATGATGGAGGAAGCTGCTTTTCATTTGAAAGCTCAAATGGAAGCAGAAGGTATATGGAATAACGAATGGGACCAAGACGCTTGGAAAGATGTTGATGGAAATTATGTAATAGGAACTGCTGAAACGTTTATGGGATGGTTCGGCACAGCAGCTCAACAAGATGCTTTGTCGGAAATAGTATTTTCTGCTGCTGCTGATTATGCAGACGCTACTGGCACCCTTAAAGATTTTTATGAGACAGGACCTCCAGGTGCGAGAACAGGACGTTTCGAGGCGGCTACTGTGAATCAATTAGTGCAAGATTATGGTCTTTCTATGATGGATCTTAAAGGTGCTAATGGTTTAGGTGTGTTGGATTTTGCTGCTAAGAACCCAGATATAGATTTGGAACAAGTTTTTGATGTCATGAGCACAGCCGCAGGTCGTTTCAATACAACGGAAGACCCTTTTGATACATTTCAACAACATGGAATGAGGGAAAGGAATGCTGCTCAAATAGGTATGAGAAGATATAAAGGTAAAGTTGCTACTGGTCATACCCATCTTCAAGCAAAGGTTTTTGCTTTTGGTGGTCAAGAGTTGTTTTCAAGGTTGATGGGGATTGATAGTGGAACTCCTGAGTCGAAGTTGACTGGTGATGAAATTAATATGATAACGGACATTATCGGTGAGGATTTTGTTAATAACCATATGGACGATTTAACAGGTGCTACTAGGCTCAATAATTATATGCAAGATTTGTTGTCTGGTCCTACCGTTGTTGACATCCCAGCAGATTCTATTCGTCAGGCTGCTAGGACTTTAGCTGAGAGTTGGCGTATGACCCCTATGGGAGATGAGGAGATAGATGAGTTGATTGCTAATTTTGGTGCTCAGTTGCAAGCAAGTCAAGTATCTCCTTCTGTTTGGGGTTCGGATGATGACATGATTTTGAGAGAGACTCCTGATGCTAGATCTTCTACTGTTGATGCTCTTCGTGGTACTAAACAGTATGCGGAATTGTATGGTAATAAGCCTACAAATATGTCTGAAGAGGAGTGGTTGGGTAAGTTTTCTGGTATCTCTTCCAATTTGACTGGTTTTGAGAGCCGTGATGCTACTGCTATTGGTATGTCTACTGGTGATACGAAGGCTGCTGCTAGAGCTGGTTTGATGGATAAGGAAGCTAGGGGCGGTACTTGGCATCGTAGGATGACTGCTTTAAGGAGGGCGTTTAGATGAGTATGACTTTACCTGAAAGGTATGAGTTCGCTGAAGGTGTTTTGACTAAACTTGGTGCTCCTGTAAGCCCAGAGAACATGCTGATTCTTATGACTTGGATGGCTCATGAGAGTAGTCCAGATCAGGAAGATCCTTCTCCTGAGTTTAATCCTCTTGCTACTACGAAACTTTGGAGTGAAGAGGGGAAGTTTAATGATGCTGCTTTTGGTGGTCGTGGTAATCGTGTAATTGAGAGCCAAGACAGAGGTATGTCGTTCTTTAATGATTTGGGCGGCGATCTTGGTGTTATGAATTATGCTGACATGCAACAGGGTATTGACATGACTGTGTCAACTATTAAGGATGCGGCTTTTAAACCTATTCGTGATGCGTTGATGCAAGGGGATTTAAGTATAGAAGAATTTAATGGTGTAGCTGGGGAGGCTTTAAGCGCTTGGTCAAGTGATGGTTATTCTGCTTTGACCGCTAACGCTGATGATCATGGTATTACAGAGATATTAGAAACTCCTTTTGGAGCTTCTACTCCAGGTTCTTTCCCTGCTGATTGGCCTAACCCTCAAAACAAGTTGAGTGAATTTAGTCCTTATCATCAGATAGTTTCTATTGTTTCTCCGCAGGGAGAGACTTTTGCACAAGTTGAGCATGGGAACCAATTTACAGTAAACACAACAGAAAGAGCTGCTTTCTTAGTTATATCTATCCCAGGGTATGAAGATATGAAAACTGGTGGAGCGGTTGCTTTCCAGTTGAGCGGCATGGCTACAGGAAGTCTTGGGGATGTAAATCTGAGTTATGACCAGTGGTCGGAGATGGCTAACAGCACAGGCTGGGTTATTGCTGATGGTGTGCATAATTACAGTGACTTGGTAAATCCTCAAACAGGTGAACTTCAATTAAAAGATGAAGAAGATGAAACAGTTCCTCTTGTTGGTTTTATTGAAGAGCTTCTGTTTGAAATTAATGTAGCAGGCGATATGGATGCTCTGAATGATGCAGGTGTTCAGGGTGTTATAGCACAGATTATAGCTGACCCATTCATGTTAGAAGATGCTGAAGGCATCAAAGACAGGATAGATAACACTGAGTGGGGGAACGCAAGATCTTTAAGAGTGCAACAGTGGGGTGGTTGGACTCAGGGTGAAAGAGACGCTGAAGAAGCTCGTTGGGTTGAGAAACTTAAATCACAATATGAGACTTATGTGGGTATCCAATCGATGTCGTTTAATTGGGATACTGAGAAGTTAGGTGCAAACACAATAGCTCAATGGGCTTTCCTTATCGCTTCTGGAGCGTCAGAGGTAGGTCCATTTATGTCTCAGGTAAAGCAAAAAGCTTTATCTAGTACAAGTGGTGAGTCTCCATATCAAACGATTGTCAGAGAACAAAGTATTGCTTCTAATCAATGGGATCAAGACAAGGCTGATAAGACAGCGTGGGTTGAAGAGCAGTACCGTAACTGGGGGTTAGACCCTGGTGTTTATGGTGCGGATGTTAAAGCTATAGCTAATGATTTGATGATGAATAGTATGTCTGAATCAGATTTTATGGATGATATTCGTCAAACTGCTATGCAGAAGTTTCCTAACAAACCAGAGTTTTTAGCTACGAAAGATTGGGCTAGTCCTTATATGACTTTGCATGATTCTGAAATGGATGTTCCTGCTGGTGATTTTAATAATAGTCTTGTGATGAGTGCGTTACAGGCTGGAGAAGGTTTGGAACAGTTCAGGACAAGGATTCGTAAAAGTGATGATTGGAAAAGATCTAAGAGAGCTAAGGAAGTGGCGGCAGATAAGATGAGAACTTTGGGTAACACTTTTGGGTTTAATCGTGGTGGAGGTATTTTCTGATGGATGCATTAGACAGAGAAGCTTGGACTCCTTACCAGTTGCAGATTGCTGCAAATATGGGGACTGTTGAGAGGGATGTTATTACTGGTGAGTTGTTTGTTCCTCAGTTTGAAGGTCAAAGAACTAATGTTTTTATTGATGTAGATCCTGCTGGTAAAAGTCCAGCAGAATTTGAAGCAGAAGTGCGAGAACAAGTCATGTCTATTAAAGAAACACAATGGGCTAATAGTCCTTATATGAATGTGACTAGAGCCGACTTGCAAGCAGAGATAGATGCTATGCAAAGAAGAGGAGAGGCTCCAACAGATCAATTTGGTAACCGTATGGGTTGGGATGAAGCTGTTGATTATCATTACAACCAAAGGTTTGGCACTGGTGAAGACATAGTAAAAACAAGAGAAGTAGATCAAATAATGGGTCGGCTTGTTGGTGGTGGTGAAAATGCTTTTATTAGAACTGCTGAAGGTTTAGATAATTGGAGAGCAATGCAGCATGGAGAACTTGCTAATTTTGCTGTTGTAGAAGGTCAAAGGGATTACAATGTAGCTGCTGTTAATCCAGCTCATGATGCTTTAAAAAACATGCTTGGAGGAGGTGGACCTGCGGCAGA